GTTTCTTAGCCATAGTATGGTATGTTATTGGGGTTGCTGATCGACGGCTCATATTGAGCCGAAGAAATTAGGGGCGCTCAACTCCATTCTGGATGTTGATCAATCGCTGAATTTGTTTGTCGCTCGCGTTTGGGAAGCGGGCCTTCACGGTTTCAGAGTAGGGCGGGGACTTTTTGCGTTGGTCGAATTTCATGGGTGTCTGTTTGGGTTTGGAGTGATTAGCGGATTAGGTCCAGTTGATGTTGTACTCTTTCAGGATCGCATTCCGGCTTTTAGGTTCGGCGGCGGCAAGGCGCGAAATGACGGTTTCGGCTTTCCATTTGCGCTTTGATGGCGGCGGGAGTTCGCCTCCATGGGCAATGAACTTCTGCGCATCCTCGTCATCCAAATCGCGGCGGAAGTTTGCCATGATTTTGAAGTCATACGCTTTCAGCCCTAGAGGCTTGAGCAGTGCGGCCAGCTTGCCGTCGATAACGGCCTTTTTGTCGCGGAGGGCGACTGCTTCCTTGATGAGCGCATCCGCCTTACGCTTCAATGCGGGCCTCTTTTTAAGGAGCGAGTTGACGCACTGCTCGATCTGCGAACGCTCCGTATCATAGGAGTATTCAGGCTGTGCTTTGGCGGCGGCGTTGATGGCGGCTCGTAGGTCTTGGTCTATTTTCATCGTCTGGTTTGTTTTGGTTATGGGACGTAAACTGTCCCGGTGATCTGGTCGTGATGGGTGACAGCGACGGCGAAGGCCGCCCACATATCCCCAGCAAGTCCAAAAGTGAGCCCAGGCGTTGATTTCTTGCCGGGTGCGCCGAAGCGGTCGATCAATGCTTGGCGGATATTCGAGTCGTTGGCCTTCATGCTCCTGCATAGGTGCATCTTAACCTTCCCGCGTGTCAGGCGCTCCATCTGGCCTTGTGCCTTCTCGACGTAGCGACCAATCCAGACGCACGTTTCAAAGACTTCGGCTCCAACGGCCATCCCGTAGCAAGCAATCATCTCGCAGACGAAGCGGCATTGTGTGTTGTGCTGCCCGATCAACGGAAGGATGCGATCAGATGGCACCTTACCTTTGTCGATGATGGTAGAGCCGTCCCAGATGACGTACGCGGATTCGGTCGGGCCGGGGTCAATTGCGAAGATTTTCATGACTTCACCTCCTTCGCCTTCGCCATTAGATCCCTGCCGGACTTCGTGAGGCTGTAGATCATGATCTGCTTGTGAGAGTTGCCCTCGCTGATCCCGCGACGGCTTGAGACAAGGCCGATGTCGCGCAAGTGACCGATGAGCGCCCGGCCAATGTGCGGCGAAATGATCGGGTTGAGGCTCATGCAAATCGCGTTGACGCCGTTGTCAGTGATGCCTAAGCTGGCAAACATGCGGGCGTGGTTCTTGGTGTAATGGTCCCCGAGTCGCCCGAAGAGGAATAGCTCTAGGCGGGTCGGCGGCTTGATGGGCGCGGTTGTTCTGGGCATAGGATGGTATGATGTGAAAAGTTAATCCGCCATGACCCAGCGGCCATTCTCCCCGGCCTCGAACTCGAAGGCGGGCCAGCAACGGCGAATCCCGCCGAAGTCCGTAGGGCATCGGGCTTCCACATAGAGGCGGCAGCATTCAAGAAACCGATCTACCCGGCTCAGGCCCTCGGGAATACCCAGCGCGAGGCGGGCGAACTTGACGCCACGGTTCAAACTGGCATCCAGCGGCAAATCAGCGACTCGGCACATTGCAGGGCGTGGCGCTTTGCCTTCCTGCTCCTTGGCGAGGACGATGAACGGCGTCTTGGTGACGGCGATGTTCAGCGACGACATCAAAAGCTCGTGGCAGTGCGCGTACCAGACCGCTTGGAGGTGATACCCGTACTCCCAGCAGTCTTTCTCGAACTGGCGTGGATGCCTGCGGGTGGTTTTGACATCGGGAAGGTACTTCATGTGCTTCGGCAGAATGTCCGGCCTCCACTTGACCCAGCATTGCCAGCGCGGATGCCAGAGGATGCCGCTAACTTCGCCCTCGAAGTCCTCAAGCTCGCTCATTGCGTCCGCGTTCAAGTTTAGCGCCGTTTGGAGCTGGCGACAGGTGGCGAGGTGTTCGCGAAGAGTTTCTTCGGTGACGATGATCTTGCCGGGGTGCGCCTCACGAGCCAGCGCCCAAGCCTCTTCGCCTTTCTTGGTGTTCTCGCCGTAGGGCATCCCGGTTCTCGGATTGAGCGGGATGTCAGCCAGAGCAAAAGCAGAAGCCCAAGACGTTTCCGGCTCCAGGACAACCATGTGAACAAGCGTCCCGTCCGTCAGTGCCTCGGTGTCCTTCTGCTTGGTCGTCAGCTTGGCGTACATCTCGGCTGGCGTGTCGGCCTTGAGCAACCCGGCAGAGATCGCCGGGAATGCGTGATACTCAGCGGCAGGAATGCGCCGGTATCCCATTTTGCCGGGGATGAGTGAGCCGGGAAGGGGGAGATCCTTGTTTGTGTAGTCGCTCCAGTTCATTGTGCGCCCTCCTTAGCCTTAGCGATAGCCGCTTTTGCCTTTACCGAGGCTTGGCGGCGGGCTTCCTTGTGTCCTGCCATCAGGTAAACTTCCAGTGCCTCCAGCAAATCAGGAGCGGCGGCGATCAGGCGAGCGTTTGCCACGGCCTCTGCGTGAGATTGACCCCTTACCCCGCCGTCATCTTCGACCGCTGGATAGCTAATTATGACAATGGAAATGTTGCTATCAAACGCCTCAACTCCTGGGTGCGCTTCCCCGTCCTCAAATGAGGTCCACGGCCCTGGTGTATGCTTGTGTGTTTGGTTATCCATACTAGCGAAGGGCAAGGGCCAAGTTGTTCAACTGTTCGCCTGTGCACTCCTCGAAGTACTCGGGGAGATTCAGCTTTCCAAGGACGGCATGGCAGGAAGTCCAGTCTTTGACCGACTCGTGCTTTTCTGCCCGCTCCTGAATCACTTCGGCCCTCCATGCGTTGATGCCTGCATGGGTCGGGTAAGCGGTCCAGAGCTTGGCCATGCGCTGCGGACTGAGATCCCCGAGGACGGTAGCGCCGGATGGGTCGGAAGGGTCGGCCAACATTGACCAAGAGCCTGTAGTTTCCTCGCTTCCGGTGGCGAAGATCGGCACCCAGCAGAGCTTAGACCAGTGAGTCGTAGGAGCGGCGACAGGCGCGGCGTTCTCGTTCACTGGCTGCCCGAGGCGTTGGGCGTCGTCGTCGTCACCAACGATCAGATGAAAGTAATCAACCAGCGCGTACCGCTTTCCGTATGTGTGCGCCATACCCTGACGCTGGGTCAGGTTCACTCCTCGGTTTCCTTCAGGGAAAAGGACATCGAACATAGCGCAATCGGTTTCCGTGCCATTGGACACCTCCATAACCAGCGATTGAATCCAAGCTGAGTTGGTGGCGTTGGAGGAATCAACATGGCGGACAGTGGACGGCTTGAAGCCTACTGATAAGCCAGCGTCAGCAAGTGCGCTCTTTAGGCTATCCCAAACGTCAGCATAGCTTGCGTAGTCGGAGTTGAGCCCTTTATTTTCTTTGGTTTTGACGGCCACGATACCGAGGGCGCGGACTTTATTGATGGATTCTAGGAGTGAGGACATGGGATGGAATATTATGGGTCGATTCGGGTTTGGAGGCAGAGGGCGAGTTGGTAGAGGCCGACTCCAGAGCAGAGGAGGAACCAGAGGGCGGCAGTTTGGATGGGCATACGATGGTGTATTGTGGGTTGTTGTGGATTCAGGGACAGGGTTAAGAATTGCGAGCGCCCCAGCGGTTGACGGCGCACTGGATGGAGCGGGCTAGGCGTTTCAATGCTCGCTCGGCTTCCTTGGCGCTCATGAGCGGCGGTTGTTGCCCGTGGAGCAGATGAATGGCAGCAAGAGACGCATCGAAGCGAGCGGCGGTCTTTTTGGAGACGCATCCAGAAAGCTGGAGTTCTAGATTAGCGCCTGGGCTAAGGTCAAGGGTGAGGGTCATGGTTTTGATTTGGTTGAATCGAGTTGATCAGCAAGGCGCATCGCGACCCATTGCCAGAAGGTGGCCGGACAGACGACAACAACGCCGCCTCCGTTCCCTGCGAACCAAAGACCTTCATAGAAGGAAAAGACATCGCTGATCGAATGACCCCAAATGCGCATAGTCGCAGTAACAGTTCCGTCCTCCTGCTCGCACAAGTCTTCGTGGGCATCCCAACCGGAAAGCTCGACATGCACAAAGGCTTTGAACTCTTCAAAGGTCATGGAAGCACGGGGTTGAAGGTGAGAACTGCCCAGATCCAGCCAGCGACCACGGCGGCACCGAAGGCAAATAGGACGACGGCGCGGGCGATCTCGCGCAACCAAGAGGACCGCTCGTACTCGCGGCGGGTGCGGTGTTGGCTGAGATCCACCAAGGGGGATGTGTCGGGGCGTAGTCTCATTTAGTCCTTTGGTCTGCGAGTTTTGCAATCAGGCGGGCGGCCAGTGCTGAGATGGCGACATTTTGCGATTGGACGCTTCCGCTTGTGACGGTTTCCAATACTTTGGAAAAGTCGTTGATCGTGTCGTTTAGCCAAGAACGGCTAGACGGATAAGTCTTTCGATTGAGGTCTTCCGCGACAACGCAGATAGCCTCCTGAAAGTCTGGCGAGAGTTCCGCCATCCATTCGGAGGCGGACATATCGGTTTCTTGATTGGGTGGTGTTTGTGTCATAACCGGGTTCTGGCTCGGATTTGGACTTGTTTAGCGGGTTCTATTTACCCCGCCGTTTCAATGCCTGTAGGATGGAATGATATGCCGTCCGCTGATCAGCAGCGGCAATCTCGCCCTGCTCCACCAACCACTTAACGGCGGCCCATGGGCTGTAGTCGTTTCCTTGGAGCTTTTGCACCACTGGAATGAACTTGGTCCACTTACCTTTATCAGGAGTGGCTTTTTCAGCTTTGGCGAGGAGTTCGGAAATAGCGGACATGGGTGGTTATTGGGGTTGTGGGACTGGATTGGATGCGGCGTTCTCGGTGATAATCTGGGCGAGCAGTTCAGAGGGGTCTTTGCCCTCAGACTCGGCTAGATTCACGAACGATTGCAGTAGTGCTGCGGGGGTGGTTGCCGATGGTTGGATCACAAGGGAGAGTTGCATTGCGTGACTCAAAATATAGATATTATGTAATGCGTCAATCAAAGATTGAATATTTTGTAACAAAACTTGCGGACGATGTAAGTTAGCTTACATTTGGCGACATGACTGCCGAAGAACTCAAGTCAGCCCGCAAGGTGAAAAAGTTGACTCAGGCGGGGTTTGCCGACTGGCTCGGTGTAAAGCCTCGTACGGTGATAGCGTGGGAGAACCGTCAGAATCCGATCCCTGAAAACATCGCGAGACGCATTCAGGAGTCCGCCCTTAAGCTCAACCCAAGCCTACCGTACGAAGTGTTTCAGGAGGCCGAAAAGAAGGCGGCGGCGGCTGGCATGAGTCTGGATGAATGGGTCGCCAACTTGATGCGCGAAGCGGTGAAACAGCGCGAGAACCTGCAATAAATGATTCGGGATTGGTCCATGAATCAAATACTGGCGAAACCGTCACATTCTGACAATAAAATAATCAAAAATTTCACTCCTTAATGCTTGATACTAAGCATCTAAAGAAATGCTTAGATCCGGTGGAGAAATTGGCCAGTTTGACAGTGAGCACGCAAATTACTTTTGGCCGTACTGCAACTGAAATAGGATGCGACTCTGGATCTCGACTTGATCCGCTAAGCGGTCCAATGCTTCTTGCTGGCGTTGCTTTTCTCGCTCCTGCATTCCCTTTTTCAAGGCTTCAAGATAGGGGTCAACGGGCGTTTTTGTTGGCGGCGCGATGTAATTACTCGGGAGCTTTACATTTGGCAGTGGAGCGGGAGGTATTGGCACGATTGGGGCGGGTTTCACCTGGTAGCAATAGGCTGGGCTCGTCCATTTCGGATTCGGAATGTCGATCCAGTCGCGCAAATGGTTCTCCCGGTGCTGAATCACTTCCCCGGCACGATGCGCGGCCTTGAGTTCGGCGTACGGGTCAATCTGTTGCGTCACCTTACCAGACCGGAAGATATAAACCGTTTGCTCATCAGCCAAGGCCGAAGTCAGGAAAAGGGCAACCAATGGAAAAAGGGCGCGTTTCATGGTTGGCACATTACAACGCATTACACGGGCGGACAAGCCAAAAGCGGGGGTGTGATGGGTTGAGAGGGCGGGGTTTACCTCTGACGGTGCCGGAAGTATGGCAATCAATCCCGACGACCACCTTCCCGGCACTTCTGCGCTCGTGCATTTTGAGACGTTTGCGAAGATCGAGGATCAGCGGACAAAAAGCCTATTTACCCCGAAGGCGAACACATTCCAGCGGCGGTTATTCGAGGCGTACGAAACCCTGCTTGCCGTGATGCAGGCAGTTGATTTCGATTTTGAGATCCGAATCCTCGGACTTAAGATTCGCCAGTGCGGAGGGACCACGGCGGCCAATCACATCATGTATCATCACTCGCAGCGGTTCCCGACCGACTCGGTGATCATGACGGACGTTAAGCCATCCTCCAAGGAGGTTTTGCTTCGTATGAAGACCTTGGCTAACAACGACCGCTACCCGTGGAATAACCCGCTCGATCCACTCGCGGACCAATTGGCCTGGGCGAATGGCTCACGGTGCCAGATTACCAGCGCGGAGACGCCAAACGCAGGCATTGGACGAACTCGACAAGCTGCTCTTTGCTCCGAGGTTTGCAAATACCCTCGCGGCGGCGTGAAGGATGACAAGAGCATCATGGCGGGAATCCTGCCCTCCATTAACCAGCTTGTAATTGCAGAGAGCACGCCGGACGGTGCCAGCGGATTCTTTTACGAGCAGTACCATGGAACGAAAGACATGCCCGCCGCCTTGGCGCTCGATGAGTTCATCGCTGAACTGAAAAAGGGAAACAGGAAACCCGGCAACGGTTGGGTGAAAGTGTTTGCTGCTTGGTTCGAGTTCACAGAGAACGCCCGTCCTGTCTCAGATACCGAGCGCCAGCGCATCGACCGCACGCTCACGAGCCGGGAGGCCAACGGACAATTAAAATACGGCTGGACCCACGAGCAAATTGCATGGAGGCGCGACATGCTTTTCAGCGAGTGCGGCGGCGATGAGGGCCTTTTTGATTCCTACTATCCCGAGGATGACATCAGTTGCTTCCTGTCCTCTGGCCGCCCTCGGTTCAATATGGCGGCACTGGTGCAGATGGAGCGCAAATTGACCAACTACAACACCGAGGAGGGCAATCTAGCGCCCCAGCGCGACGGGGTGGTATTCGTCCCTGATTACTCAGGTTTCGCGCCTATCCAAATTTTCGAGCAGCCGCGCCCTGGGTGCAAATATCTCGTTTGGTGCGACCCGGCGACCGGCGAAGACCAGACGGAGAGCGACAATCCTGACAGGCATTCCATTGGCGTGCTTCGCGCCGGGTACGCAGAAGGCGAGAACTGGCGGCCTCACAAGGTCGTTGCCCGCGTGCGTCCACCATGCACCGCCGAGGGCGATGTGATCATCGAGCACATTGCCAACCTGTCTGCGTTTTACGGCCAGTGCCTTGTTGTCCTAGAGGTGAACATGGGGCATTACGTCCTCAAGGGCCTGAAAGACAAAGGTGTGACGCTGTTCAAAAGGGAAGTCATTGACTTGCAGGACCGCGCCGGGCCGCCAAAGATGCAGTACGGCTGGAAACTCAAAGACAGGGACCAACGGCGCGAGGTCGTCGTGTGCTTAGCATCGCACATTCGGGACGGGGCAATTGAGATCCCGTGTAAACACATACTGACCGAGTGCAAAACCTTCGTGATCGACAAAAACGGCAAGGAGCAGGCTAGGAGCGGGTGCCACGATGATGACGTTCTAGGCTTGGGTATGGGACTTGTC